AATAACTATATAAACATATTTTACTTGCCTTTTCTACAGAAATGTGGTATAATAATATTATGGAAGAGGTAATTAACTATAAAAAACACTGGGAAAAGAATATAAGGCATCACTCCAAGCAGGATTTTCTTACATTTGTACGTAGATTTGCCCCAACAATCGTTTCAGACTGGAAGATGGGCAAGCATATTGAAGTAATCAGTGAAAAATTAAAACAATTAGAAGCAGGAACTATCAAAAGGCTGATGGTATTCTTGCCTCCACGTAGTTCTAAGTCTGTAATCTGCTCTAAATTGTTCCCAGCTTGGTATATTGGAAGGAATCCTGAACATGAAATACTTACAGTCTCTCATAGTGACCAGCTCTCTAGCGATTTCGGTAGGTCTGTCAGAGATATTGTGTCAACTAAAACTTTTCAAGATGTATTTACAGGTGTTTCTCTTAGGACAGACGTTAGAGCAGCCGGAAAATGGAAAACAAACAGAGGAGGCAGCTACTATGCAGCAGGTGTCAAAAGTCAAATCGCAGGAAGAGGAGCACATATAGCAATTCTTGATGATGTGATGTCGGAAGAAGACTCATACTCTGAAGCAGGAAGGCGATATGTAAAAGAATGGTACCCTGCAGGTTTAAGAACTCGTATTATGCCTAACGGAAGTATATTAATTATTAACACCAGGTACCATTATGATGATTTATGTGGTTGGTTATTAAAACAAGAGTCAGAGTTTACAAGTATTCTACCTTGGGAAGTAATACGAATACCTGCATGGCTAGATGAACCAAGTGCTGAGTTATTAAAATTACCTGTAGGTGGTAGTTACTTTCCAGAATGGAAGACAGATGAATCATTAAAGATTGATGAACAAGAAATACGTGCCTCGAATGGTTCACGATACTGGAATGCTTTGTATATGCAGGACCCAACACCAGATGAGGGTGGTCTTATAAAAAAGAAATGGTTACAGTGGTGGGATTATGATGAACCACCTGCATGTGATTTTGTAATTCAAACGTATGATACTGCTTTTTCTACTAAGACAACTGCAGACTACAGTGTAATACAAACCTGGGGTATCTTCAATAGATATTCAGAAGGTGAGAATGGTTATGAAGAGTTTGTGCCTAATTTAATTTTACTAGGAAATATGCGTGGCAGATTTGAATATCCAGAACTACGTAGAATTGCACAAATGTTATATGATGAGTTTTTACCAGATGTATGTATTATAGAAAAGAAAGCATCAGGGCAATCACTATTGCAAGATATGCGTAGAGCTGGATTGCCAGTACAAGATTACATACCAGATAAAGATAAAGTATCAAGAGTGTACGCAGCATCTCCAATGATAGAGGCAGGCAGGGTATGGCTTCCAAAGAATAAGAAATGGAGTGATGACTTATACACAGAGATTTTACAGTTTCCAAATGCAGCTCATGATGACCAAGTTGATGCTATGACAATGGCAATACATTACATGAAAGAGTCTTGGAGATTAACACATCCTGATGACCCATATTTAGCTGAAGAAAATAATTCTAAAAAAAGGGTTGCATATTGGCGAGTTTAATGTTATACTATTTGTAGGATGATAAAATTTTTAAAAAATATATTTACTAATAAAATAAATGCTTGCGATTTAAATAATTATCGTAGAAGCTGTAACGCACATTATGATGATGTGTGTATGTAGGAGAGGACATAATGGCAGTAGAAAAAAATCCGTTTGATAAAAAAGAAGAAACATCTAATGTTGTTTCAATAAATGCACCTGCAGAAGATTCAAATGTTTCTTTTGAAGTAGACACAGATGGTGGAGTTACTGTAAACTTTAGTGAAGATGAAGTTGAAGAAGAAGTAACAGCAAAAGAATATTATGCTAACTTAGCAGATAGTTTAGATGATGAGATACTACAAGATATCTCTCACACTGTAATAGAAAACTTTCAAGCAGATAAAGATTCTCGAGGAGAATGGGACTCTATGTTTGAAAGAGGGTTTGACTTACTAGGATTAAAACTAGAAGATACGACAGAACCCTTTGAAGGTGCATGCACAGCAGTTCATCCATTATTAATTGAATCTGCAGTTAAGTTTCAATCAAAAGCATCACAAGAATTATTTCCTGTAGGTGGACCGGTAAAGGCACAAATATTAGGAACACAATCTGCTAATAAACAAGAACAGGCAAACAGAGTTCAAAACTTTATGAACTATCAATTGACCGAACAAATGCCAGAGTATTTTGATGAGTTTGAAAGAATGCTTTTTCATTTGCCATTAATAGGTTCAGCAATCAAAAAAGTATATTATGATGCATCACTAGAAAGACCAGTATCTGAGTTTGTACCGATAGACCAATTTTACGTATCATACTATGCAAGTAATTTAAGAAAAGCAGATAGATATACACATATCATTTATCGTAATCCAGTAGATATGAAAAAAGATATTGAATCTGGAATTTATGCAGATGTAGATTTACCAGATGCATCTAATCCAATTCAAACAAATCTTTCAGAAAAATTAAATACTATTATGGGTATCTCACCAACAGCAGATAAAGACCCACAATATGTATTATTAGAACAACATATACATCTTGACATTCCGGACTCAGAATGTGAAGAAGGTGAGTTTGCTCCTTATATTGTAACTGTAGAACAGGAGTCTCGCCAAGTATTAAGTATTCGTAGAAACTACAGAGCCGGTGATACAAATAAAGAAAAGAGAATGCATTTTGTTCATTACAAGTTTGTACCAGGGTTTAGTTTTTATGGGTTGGGTCTTATACACTTCTTAGGTAATTTAACTTTAACAGCGACTGCAGCTATGAGGAGTCTTGTAGATGCTGGACAGTTCGCTAATTTACCAGGAGGGTTTAAGGCAAAAGGAGTAAGAATGGTGGGCGACAACGAACCTATTGCTCCTGGTGAGTTCAAGGAGGTCGAAGCGACAGGTATAGATTTACAAAAGGCGATTGTTCCTCTCCCATATAAAGAGCCTTCCTCAGTGCTATACAACATGCTTGGATTTGTAACTGCTGCCGGACAGAAGTTTGCAGACAGCACAGAACAAATAGTTTCTGATGCTGCCTCCTATGGACCAGTTGGAACTACTATGGCTTTATTAGAAGCATCTAGTAAATTCTTTTCTGGTATCCATAAACGATTACATAAATCACAAAGAGATGAATTTAAAATTATTGCAGAAATAGATTATGATTATCTACCTGTAGAATATCCCTATGATGTTCCAAATGCAAGTAGAGAAATATTTAAAAAAGATTTTGATGGTGCAGTAGATGTTATACCTGTAAGTGACCCTAATATACCAAGTAATGCACATAGAATGATGTTAGCAAATATGGCATTACAAATGGCACAACAGTCACCACCAGGTATGTTTAATTTAGAAGCATTAAATAGAACAATCTTAAATGCTGCAAACATGCCAAACATAGAAGAGATATTACCACAAGCACCACAGCCACAACCTTTAGACCCAGTATCAGATATTACTGCTGCAACAAAAGGTTTACCAATAGCTGCATTTACAGGGCAAAATCATGATGCACATATCCAAGTAAAGATGGCATACTTACAAGACCCTATGAATGGTGCAAATCCTATTATGGCAAGAGTAAGACCAATCTTAGAAGCAAACATACAAGAACACACATTGATGAAATATCAAGAACAAATTAATGGCACAACTCGAGTAATGATGGAACAGATGCCTAATCAAACAAGAACACCTACAGATGTAGAAGCTGTAATGGCTGCTGCAGCTCAAGATGTGTTGAATGCAAATATTGCAATGGGTAAACAAATGACACCAGAGCAACAGTTAGTAGCATTAGAGCAAGCTAAAGTAGAATTAGAAAAAGAAAAACTAAAACTAGATGCTGCTAAAGAAAATGCTAAGATAGCAATAGAGGCACAAGAGTTAGATATTAAACGTCAAGCACAAGCAATAGATGCACAACAAAAAGGTGTAAGTACAGCATTAAAAGCACAAAAAGGTGTTGATGATAGAACAAGTAGAGAAGCATTAAAACAATTAGATATTATGACGAAACTTGCTATCGAAGAAGAAAAGATACAATTAGAGCAACAAAAATTATTATTTGATTCTGCAAAGAAACAAGTAGATGTAGAACAAAAAGAAGATAAAGAAGCCTTGAAATTTATCAAAGATATTAATAAATAATATTCTAGGGATTATTAATTTCTACTGACTGACCTAGCAGACTCGCCAAGACAGTAGATTATCAAAGGAGAAGAAAATGGCAAACACAACTTTTAAAGGACCAGTGAGGTCTGAAGATGGCTTTAATGCTATCACAGAAAATTCCTCTACTGGTATTATCACTACAGATTTTACTTATGGTAGTGCTGGAATGGTGGCAACACCTACAGTATTAGCTGATGGTGATATAACAATAACTAAAGCAACACATGGTGGTAGAATTAATTTAGTACCAGATGGTGGACAGGATAATACTTATACACTTCCTGCACCTGAAGCTGGTGTTGCATATAGATTTGTTTATGGTGGTTTAGCTACTGATGCAACTGATGCAATATTTATAACACCTGGTAATACTAATTTTTACAAAGGTAATATTGTGCATTTAGATACAAATGCTGATAATGCTGTAGTATATCCAAATGGTAGTTCAAATAGTAGTTTACAGTTAAATGTGCCTGCAGCTTTTGATGTTATATTCATTGGTCTTGATAGTACAAATTATCAGGTTTATGGACACGTAACTTCAACAACTGCACCTGCATTTGCTGACCAATAATAAATAATAAATAATAAGGAGTAACTTATGTGGAATAAACCAGTTATAAAAGAAATTAGTGTAGGCTTAGAAATTAATTGCTATGCCTGTGCTGAGTTATAATGGAAATATTTGACGAAGTATTAAAAGCCTATAGTGAGGAATCTACTAATTTAAAAGAAACATTAGGTAATGGTTCTGCAGAAGATTATGCTCACTATAGGCAATTAGTTGGTTCTATAGCAAGTATAGAATGGGCAACACAAACATTAAAAACAATTTTAAAACGTAGAATGGAGAACGATTAATGCAACAAGTCGCTTTAGGAAGTGCAATAAAAAATAGTTCTTGGATATCTGATGATAATAAAATAGACCCAGATATATTACCAGAACTACCAGGTTATCATGTTTTAGTTAGACCTATAAGTATTAAAGAAAAAACTAAAGGTGGTATATTATTACCAGATGCAGTAAAAGATGATATGGCATATTTAACTACAGTTGGTAGAGTATTAAAAAAAGGAGATTTAGCTTATCAAGATATAGATAAGTTCCCTAATGGTCCTTGGTGTGAAGTAGATGATTATATTTGCTATGGAAAACATGCAGGACAAAAACTATTTTATAAAGGTGTGAAGCTATTATTATTATTTGATGACCAGATAATAATGAAGGTTGGAGACCCTACACACTTAGACCCTACATTTAATTTAACAAAAATGTAATTAAAGATTGCATTTTAGATAAATTTATGTTATAATATAAATAAGAAGCACGTAATACGTTTGTTTCGTGCACAACGGAGGATAATATGGAAGATAATTGGAGTGAGGTAGATACCTCTCAAAAAAAAGAAGAAGAAAAAGTAGAGTTTGAAGTAGAAGAAAAAGAACCAGAAAAAGTTGAGGCAAAGCCTGAACCCACACCGGAACCTAAAAAAGAAGAGCCTAAAAAAGAAGAGCCACAAGAATTAGATGGTATTCAAACAAAAGGTGCAGAAAAAAGAATTAGACAGCTAATACGTCAAAGAAAAGAAAGAGATGAGCAAATAGCTCAACTCATTCAACAAAATGAAAAATTAAAAAATTCATATACTACAAAAGAAACAGAGTTTAATAAAGTTAGTAGATTAAACTTAGATGCAACAGAAAAACAATTAAAAGATAAATTAGATTTAGCAAGAAGTGCATATGCAGATGCTTTTGAAGCACAAGATAAAGAAAAATTATTAAAAGCACAAGAAGCATTAAATGAAGCACAAACAGATTTAAAAAATGTTGCAGTAACAAAAAGTAAATTTACTGAACAACCAGAAAAAAAAGAACAGGTACAAACACAACAACCAGTGCAACAACCTGCTCAACCAGACCCAAGAGCTATAGATTGGCAAGCAAATAATGAATGGTTTGGTCAAGATAACATCATGACTGCATCAGCTTTAGCAATAGATGCTGAGTTAAAAAATGAAGGCTACAGTCCTACTGATGAAGATTTTTATAATGAAATAGATAAAAGAATTCGTGCAGCTTTTCCAACTAAATTTACAAAGGGAGAGCCAGCACAACAAGAACGAAATGATGGTTCGTCATCACCATCTCAAGTAGTTGCTGGAGGGTCACGTTCCTCTCCAAACCCAAAGAAAGTTAAACTATCTCAAGAAGATGTTCGACTTGCTAATAAATGGGGAATACCACTTGAACAGTATGCTGCCGAAAAGATGAAGGTAACGAAGTCTGAAGGTGACTATACAACAATAAATATGCAACGTGGAGGTAAATAATGACACGAGTAAACACACGTAATTCTCAAACAAGGGAAACTAACGAAAGAGCACAAACGGATTATGTATTTGAAGAACCCTCTATAACTAACATTCCAA